TAGCATTTTTATGAACAAATTATTTAGAATCATTAAAGAAAATGCCAATTTAGATGCATTAGAGGAAAGCGACGATGAAGAAGAATTTGAAAATGAACGCGTTGATAAGTTTGTGTTTTTAGACAAGTCTTATAAAATGCATTGCGTTTACAATTTCAAGTTTAAAAAATGGGTCCCTATTAAAGTTGCAAATCGTGGAGATAGATTGGTGAATAGACACCAGCTATAATTACAAATAAAATTAAAATAACGAGTAAATATATACTACATGTCATCACTTCTTTTTAAAAATGGAAACATTTCTGCTCCTTTAACGGGAGTGAATGGATCACTTGTAAACATTGATAATTCTGCTTTTCGTGGGCAGTTATTTAGCTCTGCCATTCCAAACCATGGATTACCTGAACCATATAATAATGTTCAGGCTGCTGCGTCTATTGTTCCATGCTTAACTGGAGGCAAGCCACGCCATTTACGCAAAAGAATAAATAATATTTCTAATATGTATAAGATGAAGGGAGGAAGAAAAAGTATTAAAAAGAGAATCAATCGCATGAAGAAGCGAGTTATGTCACGTTTTAATAAGAGCCGCCGCAATTTAAGAAAGACTAGCCGTAAGTCTCGTAAATCTATGAAGGGATCAAGAAGAATGCGCGGAGGCTATTCTCGGTTTCAAAATAACAACCCCATGACTGGAAGCTTTTGGGCTCCTACAAAACTTCCACCTACTTTAAGCGCTTTAGCTAACCCCGTTCCAATTGAGCGCCACTCTAGTCACGTGAACTGCATTGATAACTACAATCATTTTACAAACCAGGGCTCAGCATCAAAGGGATGGTGGTAAAAAAGTTTATAGTTACTCCTCTACTGATCTTTTTATTTTTATTAAGCACTTTCCTTGCAATGCCTCTTCACTAGTAGGTTTTATTTTAGGAGCACGCACACAAGCTTTCCTAGTTGAGGTTCCAGGTTCATATATTACATCCCATTTTGTAATATCTGCATCATTAGTTGAAGAACTTGTATGAATTATTTTATAATTATTTTTCATGTAATATGCCTTACGCTTTTTCCATTGGTTTTGAAAAGGATCATGTTGGTCTATAATATCTACTACAACTGGCGTTGAATGTTTAGCACGCAAGATGCGGCCCACGGCCTGTTCTATGTCTGTTTTTGGCGTGACCATGACAAGAGTTGTCAAGGTTTTTATATCAAGCGCTTCCGCCGCCATTGAATAAGTAGCAATAATAACTTGTTTGCCCTCACTCTCTTTTAGAGCAGCCTCTTTCATTCCACCAACGTAATAGCCAACTGTTGTAATTTTTCTGTGCTGAATTGCATCAAAAATATATTTTAGCACATTCTTGTTGTGTGCAATAACCATAATCTGCTGATCATCATTTTCCTTTAACATGTCCCCTATAACTCGCAAGATAAAATCTGTGCGCGCACTAAACTCACAAAGTTTGCTGATCATTGTACTATATTTTGCTTGCCCCCTATAATCGTACTCCACCGTATTAAATTCCTCGTTGTTAGATTCATATTCTAGCGCGCGAACAAGGACTGCATCATCCTTTCCTCGCACTTCTTTGTGAATAATGTCTCCCAAAAATAGTTTAAAAATGTGCGTTGTCCCATCCTTGCGATTCATTGTAGCGGAAAGGCCGAGTGTATAGTTTGTTACAAGTTTAAAAAGAGCGCATGAGAATACTTCACTGGAAATATGATGAACTTCGTCTATAATTGTTAAGCCAAAGCTGTCAAACATGGTTGCTGGGTAGTCCTTCATTGACAAAGATTGAAGCATACCCAGCACAATGTCCTTGTTTTCAATGTCTATTATCTGTCCTTGGATCTTTCCAATCCTAGCAGAAGGAAGAAACTGTTGGATACGCTCTATCCATTGATTCATTAAAAATTCCTTGTGAACTATAACCAATGTCTTCTTTTTAAGCTGGGAAACAAGGTATAAAGATAAGGATGTTTTACCAAAAGCGCATGGTAAATCAAGTAGGCCTCCTCCTGTCTTCCCTTTGTTAACATGATCTAAAAAACTCTTTACCACAGGTTTTTGATTCTCGCGAAGCTCGCCACTAAAGCCAATATTAATGTCATCTCCAAGTGCAATTTTAGATTCAGTTGGCTTGCCAAAATATTTTTCTCCAAAATAACGTGGTACATATAATTTCTTATCCACTTCTCTAAATGCTGGAAAAGTTTTTGCATTTTGTTGATTCATCCCTGGCGCATAAGGTTTTACTGTTAATTCTTTTTTAATAAATTGTTGTTGTTCAATTGTAAGTTCCTTCTTATACAAAGTGTAACCTTTTTGTCCCAGGTATGTATTTAATATTTTAGGAGCCTCAAATACTTTAAAATTGTTTATGTTTTTAAAATCTTGTTCTTCCTTTTGCATATGGCTAAATACACTATATTCTAATACATTTAGTATCTATATTGTTTCTTCTTTTGTTTTTTGGGTTAAAGCAGAATAAAATATGTAGATATGATATATGGACAATTTTAACAGCTTATTCCAAAAAAGACATATGGGTCAGTTACTTCTCTCCGTACTTTTTGTCATTTATTTAATCATGGGCTACAAGACGCCTGATAAACTTGCTGCCATGGTTGACACAATGTGGGGCAAGGTTGTTATTGCTGCTCTTGCATTGATGTTATTTGCCAATGCTAATCCCGTTTTAGGTGTGTTAGGATTAATTGTTGCATATGAGTTCATTGTTAGATCTAGCCACATGATTGGTGCATCTGCCATTGCAAGCGCTTACCCCACGGAGGAATACAAATGGTCTCCTTTCAGTCAAGAGAACCAATTCCCCATGACCTTGGAACAAGAAGTGGTGAAAAATATGACTCCCCTAGTGAATAGCGAGCCCAATGGTCCCGCCACATTCAAGCCCATTTTGGACCCCCAATATGATGCTGCACCCATCAACGCTGGTCTTTAAGTCCACATAATATAGTTTTTCCAGAACCACTTAAAGAGGTTTTGCAAAATACGCCAGTCTCTTGTTTCGCATAGTTTCTTTCTCTAAATTGTTTATATTGTTGTCGACGCTTTGCAATATTTCTGGAACAGAATTTTCTTGATCACACAATTTAAGCCAAGCAAAATGATCAATATTGCGAAATGTTCCTATGCAAATAGACCAATCTTTTTCCGTTTTTTGACCAATGTGTTTGCAACCATTTACATTTGTCATTGTTATATGCTTTAACCATGGTCCAGTTTTAACGACAATTGCATAGAATGTGGACAAAGATCTCCAGGGTATTATTTGCAGCTTGTCTGCAGGTTTTCTGTATTTGCATTGGATTGCATAATAGGCATCTCCTTTTTTAGAAAGCAAATCTATACCATAATCATTTTTTGTTAAATGGAATTGAGTTTTAAGTTCTTTTGGGAAATCTTTGTAAAACCATACTTGGTCATGCTGTAAAACATTTTCCAAATATAAATAACAAAAGGCTTCAAATAAATCTCCTTTTTTCTTTTTATTATTTGCCTTTTCCTTTAATTCAATCATATTGTGGGCTTTAGCTCCTTCAATATGATTTTCTATTTCTTGCATTAAACAGTCAAACTTGTTCTTTTCAGTTTGAATATTTTTTGAAATCATCTCTTGGATTGTATTTTTTTGAATTTCGCTCATATACTATATGTTATGGTGTTAATTTTAACTTGTTTTTGCTAATAATCTCCAGCATCTACAGTATTTCCAACCTTTAATGATGCTTGCCTTGGTGGAGTGGATGCTAATAAAGATCCTCCCTCTCGCGATCCTCCCTCTCTTGATCCACCCTCTCTTGATCTTCCTTTTTTGCTTCCAGTAACACTAGCTGCCGCTGTAGCAACAGTCGTGGCTAAACCACTAGCATTGCCTGATGCAAGTTGAATAATTACATAAAAAACTGCTAATATTAAAATAAAAAGAGCAGCAGATAAAATCATTTGGACAAACGGATTTGCTAAAATCTGCTGCAAAGTTGGAAATTTAAAATCATTTGCAACTTGAGTAACAATTTCTTTTGTATTTTCCTCATCTGCTCCAGTGGGCTTGCAATCTATATATATTTCGTTTCCATTTGCTGATCCTGGACCATTTTCATTGTAAAAAAGCTCGCCACCCTTTTTAATGTCATAAATATTTTCAAGTATAAAGGTTTTCATCTTTGTTAAAGCATCACTTGTTATATCAATTGCTGCATCATTTACATTAAATACAATGTAATCAACATTACCAGTGCAATCTTGATATGGAACGGTTCCACTATAAGAAAAATAAGGTTTTTTGGGCACAAATTTGCTCAAATTAAAACCTGTCAAGTTAATTTGCGTAGATTCCCCATCAACAGGTGCATTTGCAGACATGGTTTCAACTATTTGTGTCAAAAGTTGGCTCGCAGCTGTAGCATAATTTGATACCCTTATAGGAACACAAACTAATAGGGGTGTTTGCCCCGCACACAAGTGAACAATGATCATTTCGGCATCTGTCTTTTGCCCATTGTAGGCATGAAGAGATGGAGTGTACAAACGAATTTGGTCCACATAATAGTTATACTTGTTGTAGACTACTGGATCGCTAGATCCTCTATCATAAGACAATTGTATATAATCATTGCGATTTGTTCCAGTAGTGGTACTGTCTGCATAAGAAAAACTGTATGCACATTTTAAATCGCAATAATTGTCTCCTATGAAACTCAATGATATATTTTTTGGGGCTGTAGCATTTGGGCAACTCATTAATATAATTGTATAAATTAAATATAAAATTATCTACCAATTAAATATATTTGGGTATCATAGATGAAATTAACTAAAGGAAGAATCTGCAGGATTTTAAAATGTAAGAAACAGACTATGAAAAATAGGCAGCATACTACGGTTTATCGCGAAGCTTGTAGACCCAAGAATTGCACATTTAGAAGCAAGAAACCTCTTAATTTGCGTATTAGAACCCTGAAGAATATGTCTTTATAATCTGCAGTTGACCATATTTGAATTGATCACGTAGAACTTTTGAATATGAATGTACAATATATTCATATTCAAAAAAATTGAGACTCTTTTTAAATACTAATTGATTAGTACAACCAAGTCTGCACGTTTACGCAAAGTATAATCAAATATGGAGTTTGTTTCCGCTGAACAAGAGGTCGTTGATGGTGTTGCCCTTACCATTGATGACATGATAACTGCGGTGGAGATTTTCCACGAGCAAGAGGATGAAATTGGTTGGGGGCCATCTGAAGATGGATTGGATGAAATAGAACTGGGCGAAACAGCTCCAAAGCCAATTATAACAACTGATTCTGCCATAGCATTGATTGGCAAGCGCCAGGATCGCATTTACACGGGTAAAAATTGGGTCATGGTGCAAGATGGTCATGGTGCAGACGCATGCATCCACTTTCTGGAAACGCTTGACTACACGGCCATCATGCAGCTAGAAAATCCCGCCGAGGAGATTCACCGCCTAGTAGAAGAAAAGAGTAGAAGATACAGTGAAAGCGGCAGCACACTTTGCTTTGCACGAGTGTTAGAAGATCGTGGATGCATTGAGATTGTAAATGTCGGAGATTCACAGGCCGAGGTTTACATTGATGGTAGTCTAGCATTTTGCAGCAACCCACACACCAGAGCTGATGCAAATTTGGAAGAGCTGGAGAGAGCCAAGTTATATGAGCATCCACTGATACCATTCCAGAAAGGCCAAACTCTCAAGGTTTTGTCCCCCGCACATATAACATACTCTTCTAATCCTGTCTGCATATTCAGGAACGGAAAACACCTTGTTCCAACAATGGCTCTTGGTCATGAAAACATGACGGGGTTTAAGCCTACAAAAACATATATTCCTTATACACCAGGACAAAAAGTGCGCGTCTGTGTGTACTCAGACGGCGTTGCCGACATGAAAATTAATGACAATGTTGATGATAATCGCGATATGCAGACGCTAAGTGCTCAACAACTTCTTGACAAATTTGTTGGCCGATGGAAGCAAAATTGGCTCTACGTTGAGGATGAGAGCAAAATGGAGCAAGGACAAGAAACAAACATGGGCGGAGGTTATGATGATGTCTGTATTGGCGTCCTTGAAATCAACTAAAAACTTTATATGGCAGGAATGTAACGAATGGTGTCATTATCGTAAACAGTCACTTTAAATGCATCATTATATCCCTCAACGTAAATTGTATCACCATTATATAAATTGTCACAACCATATTCATTTGTGCAACTTCTACCATTTTTTACTACAGGAAGCTTAATGTTGTTTGGCTCACTTAAAGTATAATATTGCCATTTGTCCCTATTGGTGAAAAGGGGTCTACCCATCAATGGAAGAATCTTAGTGGGACCATTTAAAGGCGTCAAGATCCCCACTTGTCTATAGTTTGTGTTTACCGCACCCACATTAGTTGAAATGTTGATAGGTACAGCACCTGGGGGGTAATAACTAACTTCTGGTACCAAATAACGCTCATCCTTTAATGGTGGCGCGTAGGGGTTTAATAAAACGTCGCCTGGCAAATTAGTGTATCCATAATTTGGACGCATAAACATGCTAAAGAGCCCTTGATTATAGGATTCGCCATAGTATCCTCCTCGTGGAGCTCTTTCGGCGGGCCTTTGGTTAATAATAATTTTTTCTGTTTGGGTCATTGTTTTTTGAGATGAAGATGGAGACTTTAAAAAATGAATGTATACCATGTAACCAACAATAAATATGATGATTGCTAAAAAAAACATAGTTACATTTTCAACACAAATTACGCCAGGCGGACACTTTTTCATTGCATTGGCATTTTTAATGATTCGCATATTTCTTATATATTAGATAGATTAGAAATATGATAAATTTTTGAAAGATATAATTTTTGATTTAAAGCTTTTGGCTTTGCCGCAGCAAAACTCTTTACCATATCACCTAAACCTTGTAAGTTGCTCATATCCATTCCAGACAACACTTCTTTTGCTTGCTTAAGAAGTGGGGTCATGTCTTGCATTGATTGAAATAATTTTTTTTGTTCACTCATAAGCGTCATTGTCTCTTTTGTAAGGTTTTGCATTGCTTCAGGATCCAACATACTATTTAAAGCTTGGTAATTTTCAGTCATAGTTTGAGCATAGTCTGGTTTAGCACCATTAACAGTTGAAAGAGCATCTTGTCCCACTGGGGCATCTTCCTCACTTTCCGCAGGCCCAGTAATCACGGTAGTGGAAGAATCTGTCTTTTTTGCAGTTGCAGGCTTGACAACTGCTTTTTTTGCAGGTGTAGGTGCAGGCTTAGCAGTCATGGGCATATCAGTTGTAGTCGCAGGCTTGTCAGTTACAGTTGCAGGCTTGTCGCCATTCTCCATACCCTCCTTAAAAAAACTTCTAGACATGAGTAAATTTGTCACTACTAAACAAACCAATAAAATAACAGACATATTTTTACTAAAGTAATGCATCAATACTCCAACAATTAAGAATACTGCAATAGCATTGAACTTCTTCATCATTAAATAGCCCAAAAGATTTGTTACGGCTAAAACAAGAAGAAAGTATAAGAAATATTTGCTTGTAAATACCTTTTTAACTGACTTTTCAAATTTCATTATATATATAATCTTTAAAAAAAAAATGATTAAGAATTATTATAATCACCTTAATTCACACATATGCACTATGCCCCCGAGAATGAATTTTGGAAATCAAGATTATGAATTTAACTTGCAACGGCAAGAACCTGAAAGTGAAGACGAGGATTATGATGAGAATAACGACTTTTATGAAGACGATGAATCTGTTGATGAATATTTACCAGCAGATTCAGGTAAGTGCTATCTTGCATTGTGCGAATTGTACAATGGCAAAATTCATGGATCTAATAATTATTTTATTAATAGTCAGTATCTTGTGATTCAAAGATTCAGCGGCAATGAAATCTTGTCACGAATGCTAAATGACATTGTAAAACAGTATTCGCAGGTATATAGAAGACTAGCGCAACAGTCAAATATATCCCATTCTATTATTAAAAATTACAAAAATATTATTGCTAGAGAGGATTACATTTCTCCTCAAATTGTTAAATGTTCTTATCTTCCTGATGGAGAATGCGTCGCAGTAATCAAAACAATGTGGATCAAGTTAATACAACGCAGATGGAGAACGGTTTTTAATGAAAGACGACGCATTATTGGGGAACGTTCACGAATTAGTAGCATATTTTATAGAGAGATCCATGGAACGTGGCCAACGGGCTTAAATGTAGTGCCTAGTATTTGTGGTATGCTATCGCAAATTCAAGGGTAAACATAAATTAGTTTAAATGTGCAAAAGTGTAATTATTGTTTTAACATTGTGTCCAACAGTGTTTTAATCTTATTCATCTCCTCAACAATTTCTTTGTGCTCTTTTTTTGCATTTTTAAGATCATCTTTTGTCATTGTTTCTTCCTTAATCCCGTCTTCTATTATGTTATCTATGTGGTCTGCAATTATTTTTAAAGCCATATACTGGTCCATTGTTTCCTTAATCACATTTTCAAGGTATAGATTATAGTCTTCCTTTGCGGCTTCCAAAAACTCATTTTTTTGAATTTTTTTATCCAACAATCTCTTTTTTTTCAACAGCAACTTTCTTTTTGCCTCCACTTGCCTTTCTATTTGATACAAATAACTGTCTCTTTCTGCTAATGTTAAATTCATTATATATGACATATATAATAAATACACAATTTATTTTTAATTTTAATTTTTTGATGCAATTTCTGTTACATTTTTTAATATTTCTAACATTGCGCTGCGCTCGTCAGTCTTAAAAATAAACTGCGTGTAATTCATGGGTTCCCCCTTTTATGTAATAATGTAAATATTTTTCTTTTTTAACACGTTAAAGTTAAGGTATTTTGCATATATAATTAAGGATTTGGATTTTTACAATCTATATTAAAAAAATATAAAATCTTCGCTATATATTATTTAGGATGTCAAGACTAAACAACGAACCTCTACTTACACCTGATGATAACAGGTTTGTAATGTTTCCAATTAAAGACCAAAGCATATGGCAAATGTACAAGAAACAAATTGACTGTTTTTGGAGAGCAGAGGAGATTGATTTATCAAAAGATCAGGCTCATTGGGACAGCTTATCTGCAGAGGAAAGATATTTTATTTCAATGATTTTGGCGTTTTTTGCCGCGAGTGATGGTATCGTGTTGGAAAATCTGGCTACGCGTTTTATGGGCGACGTGCAACTTGCTGAGGCGCGCGCATTCTATGGATTTCAAATTGCCATGGAAAATATTCACAGTGAAACTTACAGCACGCTCATTGAATCTTATATCAAAAGCAGTGCGGAAAAGGAAAAACTATTTTCAGCAATTGAACATTTTCCTTGTATTAAGAAGAAGGCACAATGGGCGCAAAAGTGGATCCATGATAACCGTAGTAGCTTTTCCACTCGCCTAATCGCATTTGCATGCGTTGAAGGTATCTTTTTCAGCGGTGCATTTTGCAGCATTTACTGGTTGAAGAAGCGCGGGCTTATGCCTGGACTCACGTTTTCCAATGAGCTTATTTCTAGGGATGAGGCACTTCACACTGAATTTGCTGTTCTTCTATACAATAAGCTTGTGAAAAAGACGAGCAAGGCGCGATTTCTTGAAATCATTAAAGAGGCCGTAGAAATTGAGATTGAGTTTATTTGTGAGGCACTTCCATGCCGTTTGATTGGCATGAATTCCACACTTATGACGCAATACATTCAATTTATGGCTGATCGCCTTTCTTTGCAACTTGGTTATGATAAGATTTACAATGTCGCAAACCCTTTTGATTTTATGGAGCTTATCAGTCTTGAGGGCAAAACCAATTTCTTTGAAAAAACAGTTTCCGATTATGCATTGGCAAATAAGTCAAAGGCTGATGATATGTTTGAGCTTACGGCGGATTTTTAGTTTAAAGGCAGATTTTTATATGAAACATACTTAAACATAAAAATAGTAATTTATACAACATGAAATTCATAACTACTATCATAAAAAGATTTATGCCAAAAGAGTTACCAAAACCCGTTGGTAGATGGAGAATAGAAAACTGTAATACTCAAATGAACACTAAAATAGATTTATCAAATGAAGACCATTGTGGCCCGTGTGGTCAGTATGCATTGGAAAAAATAGAAATAACAAATAATAAAAATACAGATGTTAAAAAGTAAAATAATCATTGTATAAAATAATATAGAACTTTTGTCCTATATTATTTATTAGAATACTTATGATCACGTGTAATCTAATGGGAGGACTCGGCAATCAGCTGTTTCAAATTTTTACAACTATTGCGTATGCACTTGAGCTTAGACAACCATTTGTATTTTTAGATGCAAAAACTATTGGGCAAGGTGCAACAAAAACGCGGAAAACATATTGGAATACTTTATTGGGAGCTCTTGCACCTTTTTTGAAAAAGGACAAGGATATTGCCATTGGGTATACTGTGAAGGAGTCTGGGTTTTCATATTCGGCATTAGATAAACCACACAATGATAGATCAATGGTTTGTATGCTTTACGGATACTTTCAAAGCTGGAAATATTTTGATGCATATTTTCAGCAAATTTGCAGGATGATTCGCCTTGAAAAACAAAAGGAAGAAGTCCGTGGATTTGTTCGCAGTTTTTTGCGCGAATCCCTTGAAAATTGCGTAAGTATGCATTTTCGCATAGGTGATTACAAGAACCTTCAGGATCAATACAACATTTTGGGGCTCGGGTACTATAAAGATTCTCTTAAAACTGTTCTTGAAAGTGAAACAAGGGAAGAAAAAGCATTTCAAAGTGGAGCAACGACAGTAGTCTATTTTTGCGAGGAACATGATTTGGAAGAAGTTTTACAAATTGTTTTGCAATTAGAGACAGAGTTTCCTCATTATGTGTTTGTGCGCGCAGATCCCCGTATTGACGATTGGCAGCAGATGCTAATGATGAGTTGTTGCAGACACAATATTATTGCAAATAGTACGTTTAGTTGGTGGGGAGCTTATTTGAATTCAGGGGAAAATAAAATTGTTTGTTATCCTGGTCAGTGGTTTTCACAGGAAAATAATAAAATAGCAATTGATGATCTTATACCTGAATCATGGATTAAGCACTAATTTTTAATTCTAAATATAATTTTTATATATGAATATTATATATTGTAAATATGTCAAAATCAAGTTCATCTGCAGGAGGAGGAGGTGAAAAAAGACCAGCAGAAGGCGATTCAGGAGGATCTAGTCAAAAAGAAAGTAAATTACAGACATTTGCAGAAAGATTGCGATTAATTTTATTTGAAGTCCAACCAGAACTTGCAGAACCAGATTTGAATGATTGGTTGCAAAAAGAGGATGTACCTCAAATGCCAAATGCAGTAGTATTTGCAAATGGAAGATTTCAAGGATTGGTTCCAAAGATTGATGCGGAACATGGTGTTGGGGGACATCCAGGATTAATATTTAGATTAATGATGGTTGCATTATTATTGGGAACGGACAATATTGCTATTAGCTATTCAACCAAAGAAGATGATGACAAAAATCCATTGTCGCCTGAATCAAAAGCAAGAATGATTAGGACGTTGATACCAACTTTAAAAGAACAAATTGTTGCTTTATTAATAAAAAATGAATTTAATCCAACTGAAGTTAGGGAAAAATTAGATGCATTAGATATTAAACTTTTTCCCCTTACCAATCTTTTCTCTACAGTTGCAGCGGTAGGAAAAAGTTTTCCTGGACAGAAAAATCTAGTTATGGTAACTGGATTAGAAAAAGATAAACAAGGAAATGATTATAATAAATATGCAACAACATTTAAAAATTTAAGTGGTTTTACAGGGGTAGATTTTGTTTTAAATTCTAGGCAAAGTCAATATACTATTAGTGGAACAGAAATTAGAGAAGCAGTTTTAAAAAACTATTATGACGAGCTTGGAAGATATTTATTAGACGCTGGATTTACAAATGAGGCTATACTAAAAGAATATGGAAAACTTATACACGAAATGAAAACAAAACTTAGCGAACCTTCCCAAACTGAACTAGAATATGCAGAAACGTTACAAACATATATGATTTTTGCTGCATTAGAAAAACTTGATAGATTGAAAGAATTAGAGATAAAAGCTCAAAAAGTCGGGTTAGATGAAATTGAAAGTCAAGAGTTAGATCATTTACAAGAAATAGAATCAAGTTTAAGAACCTTTGCTGTTTTAGAAGAAGACCCTGGTGCTGCTAGTGCTAGTGCTGGTGGTGGATTTTATGAAGAAGAAGAAGAAGGAGAAGAAGGAGAAGAAGAAAGAGGTGGAAAAAGAAGAAAACAAAAAACCAGAAAACAAAAATTAAAGAAAAGTAGAAAGGCTCGTAAAACTAAAACTAAAACTAGAAAAATAAAATCTAGACGCACAAGAGGTAAAAATAAGAATAAGAATAAGAAATAAATTAGAAGTAGGTTAAAAATAATAAATAACAAAAATAAAATAATAAACACAGTCTATTATTTTATTCTATAATGGATCAACCCATAGAATATATATTGCTCATCTTGAATTGCAAAAAATACATAAATAAGGCAACTCATCAAAAAAATACATGGTTAAAAGATCATGATTCTGTAAAAATTCCATATTTTCACGTAATTGGTGACGAAAAGTTAAAACAAGACTATTTGTTTGATTTAAATGATTATATTTTGTATGTTAAAACGGCGGATGATTATGTTTCTTTGCCAAAAAAAGTAATTGCTGCATACAATGCGGCTATAAATGAATTTTCATATCTAAAATACATTTTTAAAACGGATGATGATCAAGATTTAAAGGATCCTTCCAGTTTTTTCTCAAATATGGTTAGCGTATTGGAAGAAAAGAAACCAAAGGTACATTATGGTGGACACGTAGTAGATGTAAAAACTCCATATTTGAGCGATTACGGAAAAATTCATCCAGAACTACCTAATCCATTAATAGTATACCCCACACAATATTGTAGCGGTCGTTTTTACACGCTTTCTATAGAAGCCGCAAAGTCTCTTTTGCAAAAACGGGGTTCAATTATGGGCGAGTGTCTGGAAGATTATGCCATGGGATATCATTTGAATCCAATATTCAAAAAGACTATTTTAAATATTGATACATCTACGCATTTTACAGATTTTCAATTGAAATAGAGCGCTGAACTACAATCTTTTCCTTTTTGGTTATAATTTCCATTGTATCAACAATAAATGATTCATATGATGTCTTTTTATATTCAGTTGGTGGTTTTTCAGGGAATTGGATTATTTTATATTCTGTTTCTAATACTTTTTTTCCAAGTGCATAGGTTTCATAAAAATCCAAGGTCACGTCGGCCTTACTTATCCTATCTGCTTGATAAATTGCAATAGTTTTCTCATTTATTTCTACTAAAAATGAAGGGTTTGATTTTGTCCCCACAAAAACATTCATTATTTATATAACACGCTAAATCTATATAATTTAATCTATACATTTACAATCCCTAAAAGTACTGATTAAATGATTATACCGAGTTTTCAACTTAAAGACCTTTAAGTTGAAAAATTTAAGATAATTGATCCTTCTCAATTAGA